AAACCTCTAAAACTCTACTTCCAATTGGTGAAACTTCCCCATAATCAAGTAATAAATTATTATACTTTAAATTTGATAAATCATCAATGGTGGCGTCAAAGGTGTGACAATCTGTTCTATATTTTAAATTAAGTATTTCACCATTTATCCAGTACTCAGTATTTCTTCTGATAAAATCTTTTGTTCCGTTTTTATTCATATTAAAACCAATAAAACCACTTTCCATATGTGTGTCTTTATCTGTTGATGGAACTCGATTAGTTTCTATATACTCACCATTGTTATTGTAACCACCATGCCTCATTACTTTAAAATGTTTTCTACCAAGATAACATAAATTATAATCATTTAAAATATCATCAAAAATTATTTGATTAGAGTCATAGGCGTTTATAATTTTCTCTGCATTTTGTGCTCCAAAAGCACTAATTAACAAAGGGCCTACAATATTAGGGTTGGCCGCTATTCTCTTTGTAATCTCTTTTCCAGCTACCCCTGTTAAAAAATTATATGCTACCATTAATCACCTTCCACGGTCCGCGTTTCACTAGTCAATGACCTCTTGTCATCATCTACGATCAAACCTCTATCATGAGTTATACCTTGTTGATCGTATTTTTCTAGTATTTCAATCAACTCTTCCTTCGATAACTGATCCATCGACTCTTCTGCTTTATTCTTCAAATCAT